GCCGGTATGACCGGAGGCACGCTCACCAAAGACGCCAACGCACTCTACACGATGCCGTATCTTGTGGCCGCAGCCGCATCCACAATTCCTCTTCCAATGGAAGATTTCATCGCTAACGTCAACGCCCACAATTCTCATCCTCTTACTCTTCTACAGAACGAGGGTATAGAGTTGGAGAACCGCGTCCTGAACGTGACTTCGTTTGGTGTGACGTGGTATCTGTACTTTGAGTGGGCGGAAGTCGGTACATTCTAAGTGAGTCTCCTACTCGCACGGCTCAGCGTAGCACCACCGACCGCACCAAAGCGATTGCTCTTGATGAAGGTCGGTTGCTGGCTGGCTGCACTCGCAAGTCTTTTCTACACATAAACCTGGAGGGGTATCATGGCTGAAGGTCAATCCGTTGAGAACCACACAGAATCTAGTCCGAACGCTCCGAACCTTGGGAAGGTCACTGCGATCCAGCGGCCTGACTACGTTCCTGAAAAGTTTTACGACACGAAGACTGGTGTTATCGACTTCGAAGGTATCGCCAAGTCTTACGGTGAGCTTGAGCGGAAACAGTCTGCTCCGGCACCGAAGGCAGATGACGCTGGCGCTCCTGACCCCACAAAGGCGCCCGCGCCGGAGCCGACCCCAAAGTCGGTAGACCTGCCGGTTGTCCCTGGCGTCACGCCAGATCAGATGAAAGTCTTCAGTGCGGAGTTGGTTACCACGGGGAAACTCTCCGACGAATCCTACGCTGCGCTCCTCAAGTCTGGCTTCAACAAGCCTGCGGTGGACGCGTATGTGAAGGGGCTCACGGCTGACGCGACGGCTGCACAGGCTGTCTCGGAAGCACGCGTGGCCGACGATCAGATCAAGTCCATCACTGACAGCATCGGTGGAAAAGCAGCCTTGAAGGAAATGCAGGACTGGGCCGTTGCCAGCCTCTCTGACAAGGATCTCGCGGCCTACAACGCTGCGGTGTCCGGCTCAGATCCAGCCAAGGTGAAGCTCGCCGTTCACGGTCTCCACGCGCAGTTCACGAAAGCGAACGGCACGGAAGAGAGACTCTTCAGCGGCAGCAACAACGTGGCGGACGCGCAGGACGTGTTCCAGTCACGAGCCGAACAATCAAGAGCCATCAACGATCCTCTCTACAAGACCGATTCAGCTTACCGCCAGAAGGTAGAAGCCAAGATCGGGCGTTCGAACCTATAAGGAACCACGCTCATGCCCCAATTCGCACGTCCATCAACGGACACTACGCTCGACAACTGGATGGATGAAGCGGCGGGTGTCGCTTCCATCTTCACCCACATCAACGAGTCCAGCGCGAACGACACGAACTTCGTGAAGACGCAACTGACGCCGACTTCCGATGTCTACGTCACGAAATTGACATCAGTGTCGGACCCCGTGTCGAGTGCGAACCACATCGTTCGCTTCCGCTACCGGAAGGAATCGACTGGGGGAGAGCAGATCGATCTCACGGTCCAGCTTCGCCAGGGGTACACCAACGAAGGCGCACAGGGGACGCTCATCGCGACCGTCGCTACGCTGGTGGACATCGCTGGTTCGGCCTGGACTCAAGTTGCGTACACATTGGCCGGGGGAGAAGCAGACGCGATCACCAACTACGGCGACCTCTATCTGAGGTTTGTCGGCAACAAGGTGTAATCGCCCATGATTATTCTATCTCTCACGACTGACAAGATTTCCCTCATCACCAGTTCTACAGCCAACATCGATGTGGTTGCGGCCTACATTGACCGCAATCAATCGACTGGCGTAGTTGGCCTGGCCGACCGTCAGTTGACAACCATCAGTACCGCGACTACGACCGACATCGTAGCGGTGCCTGGTGCGACGACTACACGTAACGTCAAGCGCATGACGATTCGAAATCGCCACGCCACAGCGTCCAACGACGTGACCGTCCAGATCAACGCGAACGGAACGCTCTACGAACTCCACAAGGTTACGCTACTGGCTGGCGAATGCCTCCAGTACATCGAGGATTTTGGGTTCGTCAAACTGGTCGATACGACTCGGCTAGACCGGACCTCCAGGTCTCGATGAAGAGCGGTATCACCTACGGGTTCTTGGCTTGTCTGCTTCACGCGAACAATGCCTCTACCACCGGTTCGCAGTTTGCTGTCAACTTCACTGGTGCTGCCTACAATTTTCTAAAGGCGGGCACGATTGATACGGTCACAACGAGTGCGACGGCCTCTGTGCATTCAGCGGGTGTAACTACAGCCCACGACTCGGCAATAACCGCACAGACAACGGGGTCAACTTCCTCGCGTCTGGCGATCATCGCGGGGTATATCCAACCTTCAGCAGATGGTACATTCTCAATGCGGGCCACATCGGAAGTCACTGTTGCCAACGGACTCACAGTCTTCGCTGGCTCATGGCTCCGTGTGTTCCGACACACCGGTTAAACGGAGAGGAGTCACGCCACTATGATTCTCTCCGCCACCACCGACAAGGTACAGGTAATCACGTCTTTGGGATCGACAATCGATCTTGATGTGATTACTCATTTCACTGACAGAAACCAATCGACCGGAGTAATAGGCGCTGCGGATCGGAAGGTCACGACTATTTCCTCTGCTGCCACTACTGACGTGGTAGCCTCGCCTGGGGCTACAACCACTAGGTCAGTGAGAGAATTGACGATTCGCAATGCACACGCAACTATCCCCGTAGAGGTTGTGGTTCAGTTCAATGCCAATGGCACGCTCTATGAGATGTACCAAGCGCGTCTGTTTCCAACAGAGATGCTTCAGTACACCGCACGAGAAGGCTTCAAAATTATTGCGCGTACTGCGCGAATCAATGCCTCTCGTGTTTACCACTCGGCGGGAAACGCCATCGCATCTGTCCACAACAATGCGGGTGATTCTCTGTCTTTTGTTCCGGCGCTTACCGTTCCTATACCCGAAGACCAGGCTACCAGCGGGATGCCGCTACTTGGGGCGATGGCGTGCATCTTTTCAACATGCAACGCCACAACGACTGGTATCGGATTTGATATAGGCGCTCAGGGGCGGTTCCCAAACTTTGAGATCACTGGGCTAATTGGCACTGTCACCTTAAGTGTGACTGCTTCTGTCCACTTCGCGGCCACAAACGGGAGCAACCATCTAACCGGAATCCTCTCAACAGACTCCCCTGGTTCAAGTAGCTCGTTTGCGTTCCTGGCGCACGGCATGAAGTTTGATACCGACGCCACCAGCACTACGCCGTTCGGTGTAGGATTCTGCTCCGAGTTGGCGGCAACGACAGTGAAAATACAACCAGGCTCAATCTTCCAAGCCTTCCAGCACACAGGGTAAGGGTGCCCAATGGCTACTGGATGGTATAACAGATCCATAGAAGAAACGACATGGTTTGACTCTAAGACTCGCGATGAAGACTGGTGGAGTGAAGAGTTGCTGGATGGGACCGCCGCCACCACAACTCGCACAGCACAAGTTTCGTGGGCTGAGTTCGAGGCTCCATTCGTACTCGACCGTGCAGAAGTCTCATGGACTGAACTTGAGGTTCCCAATCTTCCGGCTGATAGAGCAGAAGTCTCATGGACGGAGCTTGAGGTTCCTCTTCCACCTGACCGGGCGGAGGTCTCGTGGACCGAGTTCGAAGTTCCTAGCCAGTTGCCGCGAACGGCGCTGGTATCCTTTGCAGAGTTCCAAGTTCCCTACGCACTCCACATGGTCCATCTCCGCGCCAAGGACTCGCACAAGCGGGCGCAGATTTCCCATGCAGAGTTCGAAGTACCATAAGTGTTGTCTCGCTTCATTGCGACAACACCCAACCGAAAGCCAGGGGTGCCCCTCCCACTCCTGGCCGACGGCGATAACTTTCTCTCACAGCATGACGCACCTTTGGATGCTCCCCACCTTGCTGTGCTGGTGATCTCGATGGATCTCGACGACCTTCACGTCTTCTGCTTTGGTGAGTGGGAAGATGAAGATTCAGAAGTAGAGGACATACAATGTGGAATCCATTCTCCGACACCGCTAAAGGCGCAGTCGAAGGGTTCGGCACCGCGATAAAAGATGCGGTCGGCGCGTTCAAAGCCGACCCCACAAAAGTTGCAGAGTTCATTGCTGCGGTTGAGATGGCCTCGATGACTCTCACAGCTTCAGTAATCAACGCTGTCAACGCCACGATTCAAGCTGAATCAAAGAGCGAGCATTGGCTCCAGTGGTCATGGCGCCCGATGTTCGGGTACACCGCTGCCGCCATCCTCATCAACAACCATATCCTCATGCCATACCTCGCCAAGTTTGGGATCGTTCCCATTCCAGTCTCTTCTGAAGAGTGGCTGATGATTATGGCCGTGCTCGGTGTCGCTGCCTGGACCAGAGGGCGAGACAAAGACGCCAAATAATTCCCGATGCCCCTGCCGCATATTTAGATAGAACGCGCAGGCGCACCGCGACCCCGCTGCCGCTATGGGGAAACACAGCGGTTTCTCACCAGCACCCTAAAAAGGCTGGTGACCACTTCGAGTCGGTGATCCTGGCTCGACCATATCTGCCTTCTACTCGCAGCCCGCTACGGCGGACAACTCTGACGTGGTTGTTGTGCAGATGAGTTCCATCCCTCACTGTTCCATATAGGTTTCTCGATGAATGCTAACCCGTCCCGTATTGGCCAGATCAACGTATCTGGCGATCAGCTTGCGATCTTCCTGAAAGTATTCGCGGGCGAAGTCATGGCCGCGTTCGAGGAAATGAACATGGCCCTCCCGATGTTCCTTCAGCGGAACATCTCCAGCGGAAAGTCTGCCCAGTTCCCCGTGACCTGGAAGGCGACTGCTGCATACCATACTCCCGGCAACGAAATCGTCGGACAGAACATCAAGCATGCTGAGAAGATCATCAACATCGATGCTCTCCTGCTCAGCGATGCCTTCATTGCTCTGATCGACGAAGCGATGAACCACTACGAAGTCCGTTCCATCTACACGAAGGAAATGGGCTACGCCTTGGCGAATCAAGCGGACAAGAACGTCCTTCAGTTGGTTGTGCTCGCGGCCCGTGCTGCGTCCACGATCACCGGCGGATTCGGCGGAACTCAGCTTACCGCCGCTGGATACGACACGACTGCCGACACGCTCGCGCAGGGGATCTACGACAGCGCCCAAACTCTCGATGAGAAGTTTGTGCCTGACTTCGGGGATCGCGTCTGCTTCTTCCGTCCGAAGCACTACAACCTCTTGATCCAGAGCACGAAGGCAATTCAACGTGACTGGAACGAGCCCTCTGGCAGCAACGGAACCTTCGCCACCGGCAAGGTGCTCCGCGTTGCTAACGTGGCCATCAAGAAAACCATGCACCTTCCCAACACAGTTGTTGCCGCGCTCTCCGGTGCGAACAACACCTACGACGGAGACTTCTCCAACACGGTCGGCGCTGTCGCGTACAAGATGGCAGTCGGGACTGTGAAGCTCTTGGACATGGCGCTGGAACATCAGTACGATATCCGCAGACAGGGAACCCTGTTTGTGGCCAAGTACGCGATGGGCCACGGCATCCTGAGACCGGAATGCTCGGTTGAGTTGAAGAAGGCATAAGCCTTAACGAGGGGAGTTTCCAGCAATGGAGGCTCCCCTCATTTTTTCCTTATAGAAAGACTACCTACATGGCAACGCAGGAAACTCGGACCACGCAACTGGAAGCCATCAACTCAATGCTGGCCTGTGTAGGTGAAGCTCCCGTCAACAGCATCACGGGGAATCTCACAGCCAATGTCCAGATCGCTGTGGACCTTCTCCGCACCACCAGCCGGAAGGTGCAAACGACCGGCTACAACTTCAACACTGAAGATGATTTTGAACTCTCATTGGACACGGACAGCAAGATCCCGCTCCCCGGCAACGCGCTGGAAGTGGACATCACGCTCGAAGACGGCACCATCGATCCCATTATGATGGGGGATTTCCTCTACGACAAGAAGGCGCACTCGTTCACGTTCACGCGAAGTGTTAAGTGCACCATCAAGTTCTTTCGCGCCTGGGAAGAAATGCCTGAGTCGGCCCGCAACTACATCAAGGTCAAAGCGGCCCGCATCTACCAAGACCAAACCGTCGGCTCACAAGAGCATCACCAGTTCTCTCTGCAAGATGAGACTGAAGCCTACGCCACGTTCATCACCGCAGACGGCGAGAACGAAGACGCGAACATCTTCGACACTTTCTTCATGGGCAGCATCGTCAACCGCAAGCGCCCACTCATCACGCAGTTCTAAGGAGCTACAATGGGCCTTGTCAGCGACAGCATTCCAAACCTGATCCAGGGCGTGAGCCAGCAACCCAACACGCTGCGCTCCGTCACACAACTCGACGCGCAGGAGAACTGCTATTCGTCCCTGGTTGAGGGGCTCATCCAACGCCCGCCTACGGAGACTGTCGCGCGGGTGTCCACGACTCCCTACACAAGCGCCTTCATCCACACGATCAACCGGACAGTAGCTCAACGCTACAAGGCGATCTTCACCAGCGGCCTTGTCAAGGTGTTCGGACTCGATGGCGTAGAAAAGACAGTCAACACTATCGACGAGACTCTCCAGATCCACTCCGCCGCCGCAGTGGGCGCGGGGCAGGTCTATACGATTGCGCCCGCTCCAGGCGAGGCATCGGTAGACTTTACCTGCTCTGGATTCGGGACAGCCACCGTGACGTTGCAGATGTCAACTAACGGCTCCTCCTGGTCGGACGTGGCGACACGGACCTCCAACGGAACCACGGCAGCGGTCACCATCAGCACGAACCTCTACATGCGCGTGAACATCACGGCATGGACCAGCGGGACCATCGTATGCACGGTCACATGGAAGAACATGCGGTACTTGGTCAGCACGGACCCTAAGTACAAGATGCGAGCGATGACCGTCGCTGACTTCACCTTTGTGGACAACACAGAGAAGACAGTCGCGATGTCCACCACGCTCTCGACCGTGCGTAACAGCGAGGGCCTTGTCTTCGTTGCCAAGGGTGAGTACGGCAGCAAGTACGAAGTCTATATCGATGAGATTCAGCGTGCGCTCTACAGCACCAGCACGACTGACGTACTCACGCTCCAGACCACCGCGATTGCAGACCAGCTTTACCAAGACCTCATCCCAACCGTAGACCAGACCTCGCCTCTTGTCACCGCAGTCACGGCCACCGGCGCCGGACCAGCAGTGGAACTTGATTATGCGAACGGCGATACCAGCGTGGACTTCACAGTCAGCGGGAGCATCGTCGGAACCATCGCTCTCGAAGGTTCAGTAGATGGTGTCAGTGGGTGGACCTCACTCA